GGATAATAGCTCAGGTGAAGCAAATGTCAAAATTGAGCCATCTTTGAGACAAGGAATAGAAACAATTGCTGATGATGCAACGGTCACATATTCAAATACAACAACTTTATTTAGATTAGATTCCAATGAAACAGGTTGGGATACAGATCAAGTAAGTAAATATGGCATAAGTTTGTCAGCAACAGAAGCATTATAATGCCAAGAGGATTAAGAAAAATTATTGTAAAATTAAGAATGTTATATTGTGATATAAGAGGTCATCATGGAAAAAAATGGAATTATGAACCTGGAGATCATTATATGGGGAGAAAGAAAAAGAAATGAAAAGATTAAATTTATCAGATAACACAGGCATACAACTTCCTGCTAGGAACTTAATCACGATCATAGGTGCATGTTTGATTGGTGCATGGTTTGGTTTTGGAGTTATAGAAAGGATAAATGTTTTAGAAACACAAAATCAGTTAAATTCAAAAGACATAGAAATGAATACAGAGTTTAGAATTAAATGGCCATTGGGTGAACTAGGTAGTCTTCCTGCTGATTCAGAACAATTTTTATTGATAGAAGATTTAGTAAAAGATGTAGAAAAAATACAGGAACAAATGGAATCAATGATGCACAACAAAGTAAATATACAAAGATTACAAAAAGATGTAGATAAAATTATTGATCAATTAGAGATTGTAAAAGATAAAGTAAGAGCAAATGGAGGGAACAAATGACAGAGATTGTAGTAGCTTTAATTTTAACATTGAATGGCTCTATTATAGAGCATGTATATAAACCAAAAATGAGTGACTGTCTTAAGTCCAAAAGGATAGCAGAAAGAGAAGTAAACCCAAATAGAGTTGTTTTTAGTTGTAAAAAGATAAATGCTAAAACAGAAATATATATGGGTCAAAAGAAAATATTGAAAATATTGGAGGACTAATGTCTAGAAGTATTACAACTGCATTTAATAATGCAATTACAAGTCAAGTTGTAAGACCACTTCTTGCAGTAGAATTAGAATTTAGTACAGGTACATTAAGATTTTGGAATGGTTATGGTGATTTGACTATGACAGCAGGTGGTTCTTCAAATACATTTACAGGTTTAGGTGATTTGATGGGTGTAAGTGCTGTATCAGAAAGTGATCAAGTAGAAGCTATAGGTGCAACATTAAGTTTGACAGGAATAAAATCTTCTTTGATTTCTGCTGCATTGTCAGCAAACTACACAAATAGAAATGCAAGTATCTTTTTAGGTTTATTTGATACTAACAAATCAGTAATAGCAGATGTTTATACTTTGTTTAAAGGTAAAATGGATATAATGAAAATAGATGAGGGAGCAGAATCAGCGACTATTGTATTAAATTTAGAAAACAGATTGATAGCTTTAGATAGACCAAAAGAAAGAAGATATACACATGAAGATCAACAATTAAGTTTTAGTGGTGATTTAGGTTTTGAGTTTGTACCTGACTTACAAGATAAAGAAATTATTTGGGGTAAAAAGACTTCATAATGAGAGTAGATAATTGGGACACTAAATTATCAAACTATATTATAGAACAACAAAAGGTAAAATTTAAAAGGGGAAAATCTGATTGTGTAAATTTTGTTATTGGAGCAATAGAAGTAGTAACAGGTAAAAAGGTTTTTGATATGGAATACAAAACTATAAAAGAAGCAAAAGATATATTGAAAGAGTTTAACAAAAAAGATTTATTAGATATTGCTAGAGATATTGCAAAAGAAAATAACTTTAAAGAAATAAATACATCTTTTGCTAGAAGAGGAGATGTGGTATTTCTTGAAACTGATGAAGAATTAGGAGGAACAATGGGCATCTGCTCGGGTGAATGGTCAATATTCAAAGCTAAAATAGGTCAAGAAAAAAGACTTACAAACACCTGTAATTATGCCTGGAGAATAGAATAATGGGAAGTAAAACAGTCAAAACAGCATTAGTAGTAGGAGCAATAGCAGTAGGGTTTGCCGCTATACCTGCAATTGGTCCATCAGCTTTTGCAACAAAGATTGGAACAGCAGTTGGTTTATCAGGAACTGCCGCTGGTTTAGTTGGTACATTTATTGTTTCTGCTGGTTCACAATTAATTCTTGGTGCTGTAAATAAAAAATTAGCACCTGATATAGATATACCTGAAGTAGGAACCAATCTTCAACAAGGCACAATGGTTACAGCAAAATCAGGTGTTGCACCACAAAGAATTATATATGGAAAAGTAAGAGTTGGGGGAACTATAGTTTATGCAGAATCTACAGGAAGTACAAATGATTTTTTACACATGATAATAACTGTTGCTGGTCATGAAGTTAATAACATAACAAAAGTTTTTTTTAATGAAGATGAAGTACCACTTACACAAGATGGTTCAGATTCAAATGGTATTGCAAGGTTGTTTCCTTCAAGTGGTAATAAGTATGAGGGAAAAGCAAGAATAAAAAAACATTTAGGTTTAGATGCTCAGTTAGCAGATGCTGATTTAGTTTCAGAAGTAACACAATGGACAACAAATCATAGGTTAAGAGGTATATCATATTTATATGCTAGAATTAATTTTGATTCTGATGTTTATCCTAATGGTGTTCCAAATATCTCTTTTGAAGTAGAGGGTAGAAAAGTATTTGACCCTAGAAGTAGTGCAACAGCATTTAGTACAAATCCTGCATTATGTATAAGAGATTATTTATTGAATGATAGATTTGGTTTAGATGCTGATAGTACTGAAATAAATGATACAAATTTCTCAGCAGTTGCAAATACTTGTGATGAATCAGTAACAATTGCAAACCCATCAGGTACAGAAAATAGATTTACACTTAATGGTACATTTACACTTGAAAAAACACCCAAAAATGTTTTACAAAATATGTTATCTAGTATTGCAGGACATCTTATTTATTCTAATGGACAATTTAAAATTAGACCAGCAGTATATGAAACACCATCTGTTACTTTAGATGAAGAACATTTGAGAAGTGGTATTAGTTTAAATACAAGAATATCAAAAAAAGAATTATTTAATGCTGTAAAAGGATTGTATTCTGAACCTGATAATAACTATCAACCAACTGATTATCCTATACTTACTAATTCAACTTTTGAAACAGAAGATAATTCAGAAAGAATATTTGGTGAGTTTAATTTTCCAATGACAACTTCTAGTCATACAGTCCAAAGATTAGCGAAAATACAATTGCTTAAAGCAAGACAACAAATTAGTTTTACAGGTGAATTTAATTTGAAAGCATTTGAATTAGATATTGGTGATACAGTCCAAATTACAAACTCTAGACTTGGATTTTCAAGTAAAACATTTGAGATAAGTAACTGGTCATTTGCAATGTCAAATGGTAGTGATGCTCCTGTACCAACAATATCAGCAGAATTTAGAGAAACAGCAAGTGATGTTTATGATTTTAGTACAAGTGATTATTCTACAATATCAAGTGGTAAAGCAACTAACTTACCAAATGCTACAACTGTTTCTGCACCGACTGGTTTGACACTTACAGATGAATTAGTACAATATAATGATGGAACTGTCATAGTAAAACTTGTAATAAATTTTACAGCACCAACAGATAACTTTACAGAAATATTTGAAGTAGAGGTGAAACAACTTACAGATGCAGATGGAAATTCTGTTACTGATGATTTTAAATTAATTGGTAGAGGTACTAGAACTAAATATGAATTTTTAAATGTAATTGATAAAGCAGAATATCAAGTAAGAGTGAGAGGTGTTAATATTTTCGGTGTAAAATCTTCTACAATAACTGGTTCAAGAACTATTATTGGACAGATAGCACCACCATCTGATGTAGAAAACTTTGCTTGTAATATAATTGGTAAAGAAGCTCATTTAAGTTTTGATCCTGTACCTGATTTAGATTTATCACATTATAGAATAAACTTTAGTCCACTTACAACAGGAGCTGAATGGCAAAACTCAATCGTATTAGTAAAAAAACTATCAAGACCAGGAACTTCTATTGTTGTTCCAGCTAAAACAGGCACATATTTAATAAAAGCTGTAGATAAACTAGGGAATGTATCAATCAATGCAAGTAGTGTAGTAACACAAGTAACAACAATTGGTGAATTTACAAATCTTCTTACACAAAATGAAAACCCAACTTTTGCTGGTTCAAAAACAGATGTTGTTTTAACAACTATTGGTGATGATGATACACCTGCACTTGTTCTTGCTGGTAATCAGCTTTTTGATGATGTTACTGGAAATTTTGATTCTATAACACAAACATTATTTGATGGTGGTCAAAATGCAACTGTCAAATCATCAGGTACTTATGAATTTGCACAAACAGTTGATGCTGGTGCTATTGTAACAACACAAATTACAGCAACACTTACTCAGCAAGTTACAGATAGGGCAAGGATATTTGACTTTGTAACTGGGGATTTTGATGATCAACCATCTAACTTTGATGGAGATGCAAATACCCAATCTTCATCTGAACTTCAAATAGCTGTATCAGATGATAATGTTACCTTTTCAACATTCCAGGATTTTACAATTGGTGATTATACAGGAAGATTTTTTAAATTTAGGGTTTTAATGCAGTCAGATAATAATACAGCAACTCCTATAGTAACAGCAGTAGGTGTAACTTTACAGCTAGAAGCATTTACTGTTTCTGAAAACGATGTTGTTTCAGGTACAGGTACAAAATCAATTACATATTCCAAAGCATTTAATTTGCTTAATTCAATAGCAATTACTTTATCTGTACAAGATATGGCATCAGGTGATAAGTATGCTATAACAGGGAAAAGTACGACAGGTTTTAATATTGCATTCCAAAATAGCAGTGGAACAGGCATATCAAGAACATTTGACTATGTTGCAAAGGGAGTGTAATAATGATTGAATATACAACTAATAGATGATATAGGGTGATTTATGGCACAACATGATTACATAATAGCGAACCAAGGATTTCCTAGTTTCAGAAGCGATATGAACAATGCGTTCTCTGCAACAGTAACTAATAATAGTGGGACATCAGAACCTAGTACAAAATATTCAGGAATGATATTTGCTGATACTAATACAACTAATAAAATTATTTTTAAGTATTACAATGGTACAGCATTTGTATCTGTTTTTGAGGTAGCAACAAATGCTGCAACAGCAACTATACCATCGACAGTAACCATAGAGGGTGAAAGCGATCCAAATGCAATCCCCTTTGCAATAGCTTTAGGAGGATAAATAAATGGCAAATAATTTTCTATCAACAGAAGTAACATTATCAAATAATTCAGAAACAGATATAATTACAACAACTGCTAATAAACAGATTTTGATTGGTTTTACTGCTGCAAATAAAACGACAACATCACTTACTTTAACTGTCAAAATGAATGATGGTTCAAATGATTTTGTTATTGTAAATGCAGTATCAATTCCACCAAATTCTAAAATAGAAATACTAAAAGGTAAGTTTGTTTTAGGTACAGGTTATAAATTAAAAGCAACATCAAGTGATTCGTCAGGTAATGTAGATATTGTCATGGGATTACTTACAGATGTTTCGTAGGAGGAACTAATGGAAGAAAAAGATAGTATTGTTTATGTTGGTCAAACTCCAGGAGTTGATAATGTTGATAATTATCACAAAAAAGAATTAAAACGAGATGTATTTATTGAGGGTTCAAGTAATGCAGTCTTTGCTGGACCATTTACAGTTTCAGCAACATTAACAATTGAATCAGGGGCAACTGTCGTTATAGTATGAGTAAGATAGAAGTAAATGAAATCGTAAAGTCATCAGGTTCTACTTTAACTATAGGTGGTTGTGGAACAGCAGTAACTTTAGGAAGTGGTGCTACACAAACAGGATTTGGTAGATCAGGAAGTGTTAATTGGCAAACAAGTGATATTAAAACTTCAACTTTTACAGCGGCAAATGGAGAGGGGTATTTTATAAATGCAAGTGGTTCAATAACGATGAACTTACCTGCTGGAAGTGCAGGTGCAATTGTAGCAGTTGCAGATTATGCAAGGAATTTTGCTACGCATAACTTTATAATATCTCCAAATGGATCTGAAAAAATTGGAGGTGTTGCCGCCAGCTTGACTTTAAATGTAAATGGTCAAGGATTAACATTAGTTTATGTAGATTCAACAAAGGGTTGGGTAAATGTGCAAAATGCAGAAGATACCGAAACGGGAACTCCACCTTTTGTAGCTGCAACTGGTGGCAATTCCACAGCTGAAGTAGGAGATTTTAAAATTCATACTTTCACTAGTCCAGGTACTTTTCAAATAACAAATGCAGGTACACCAGGAGGATCAAATACGATTGATTATTTAGTTGTAGCTGGCGGAGGTGCAGGTGGTAATGATAGAGGTGGCGGAGGAGGTGCAGGAGGTGTAAGATTTTTTGCTTCACCTGATATTACAAGTTATCCTGCAAGTCCAAGAAATGCACCAGCGGCATTACCAGCATCAGTTTCAAGTATCCCAGTAACAGTCGGTGCAGGAGGTGCAGGTAGTCCATCATCTGCCGCTGATGGTTCAGATTCAATTTTTTCAACAATAACCTCTACTGGTGGCGGTAGAGGTGGAATAGGTCAACCAAGTAATGCTCCAGGAGGAAATGGAGGTTCTGGTGGTGGTGCAAGAGATGCAAATGGTTGTACTCAAGGAAGTGGAAATACTCCACCAGTTAGTCCATCACAAGGAAGTAATGGAGGTGCATCTGGTCCACCAGGAGTTGGAGGTGGTGGTGGTGGATTTATGGAAGCAGGAAAAACAGGTGGTTCACAACCAGCAACTGCATGTAAAGCGGCAGGTGGTGATGGTGGGGGATTTCCTACTTCTTTTGTTTCTACATCAGGTCAAGCATCAAGTTGTGAACAATTTTTTGGTGGTGGCGGTGCTGGTGGTACTTGTAATACATCAAATCCTTTTAGTGGATTAGGTGGAGGTGGTTTTGGTGGATCAGGTTCACCACCACAAGGTTTAGCGGCAACTACTAATACAGGTGGTGGAGGTGGCGGTAATATTAATGGAGTAAATGCTGGTGGTAATGGGGGTTCAGGAATTGTAATAATAAGGTATAAGTTTCAGTAGGTAAATTATGAGTACAATAAAAGTAAACACAGTAGAAACAAGAACAGGATCAACACTTACATTAGGAAAAAGTGGTGACACAGTTTCAATAGCTTCAGGTGCATCTACTTCAGGAATGGGTAGAACAGGTACTGTCGATTGGCAAACGACAAAAAAAACAACTAGCTTTACAGCAGAAGATGGAAAAGGTTACTTTGTAGATACTGCCGCAAGTGGTGCAGTTACTATGACTTTACCATCATCACCTAGTGCTGGTGCTATTGTTGGTGTAAAAGATTACAATGGAAATTTTGCAACAGCTCTC